ACGGTGGGCTTGCTCATTAGATTGCATCCGGCCAGTCAGAGATAGGTGGGTTGCCGGTTGGATTGCCATTGCTATCAACCGGCGTGTCAAATAGCGCTACAAACGCAGAAATATCACTGGCGCTATCTATTGCCGCCTCAATCTGACCGCTTTTGGCACGCACCGCTGCACGAAAGGTAGTCACACTGCTGGGTATTGTAGTCGTGCTATCCTCTGACTTGCGTATGACATACCAGTCAGTGGCTGCCAACAAGCTGCCAGCCGTTTCCTTCACACTGTTTTTCCAGACTGTACGCAGCCCTTCGATGACAACCTGATTGCCATCTTGATCCAAGACCTTGTTGCCCTCCTCATCTGTGGCGTTTACATCCACAAGGCTCTTAGCAATCAAGTCGCCGTTGCTGTCCCTGCCGTGATAAAAGCGGCTATCATAAGGCTGCGGGTCTGCCACCTTAATCATGCCAGCCGCTTTCTTTTCAGCATCAGACCAATTCATCCAGTTTGATGGGTGCTTGATTCCGTCGCTGTTAGTCCACGATTTACCGGCCCTGATGGTAATGCCGTTGTACTGCCACATTATCTATCTCCTATTTGGCGTTGGCGTATTTAAAAGGCTGGTCAGCAAACGCCAAGTAAATATATGTGCTATTGTCGTTGTTAATCATGTTTTGTGTGGCTCGAACTTGAAACCCATTCGAAACAAAGTCACCCGCAATAGATGAGTCGGTTGCCTCTGCATTTGATAGGTTAGGTAAAAGGCGCGGTATGTTGCCATCATTAGTCGGCTGTCTCGCTCCATCAATCATAAACCAGTTTTCGGCAGCATCAATTTTTTTAACGATCATCCAAGTTGGTCTGAAGCCCATATACAAAAATGGCCCGTTACTAGAATTGCCTGTACCAGTGTAAGTGCCGATATGACTGTATCCATCTACGCTGTGAAAGCAGTAGGCGATAAAATTTTGACTACTTCCGTTGGTGTTTCCAGAAGTGCCAACAGAAAATACCGTGCTAGTTGGAAGAGTGCTATTAAAATGATCTGCTTTTGTAGCTTCCGCATCATTTGATTGTAGATGAACGACTTTGTTTGCGGCTGATAGCACAGTTGACTGAACTGACCACTGGCCCGTTCCATTTCTCTCTTTGACAATAACTAGGTCAGGCGCACTACTTAAACTGTGACCCACAGTAGCGTTAGAACCCGTTCCGGTGTAACTGACAATGCTAAAACCAGATTCGGTGCTAGCCGACGCGCTGCTGGTTATGCTTCCGTTAGAGTTGCTTGACGCTGAACCGCCAGCAAGCCAATTCCAAGCAACGTAAGTATCAGAACTGTCATTGACTGCATCATCACCAGACGAGCCGGATGTAACGGTAAATCCATCACTTACAAAGGCATTGATAAAACCGCCACCATTAGAATTAGATTCAGCAGTGGTTCCCTCTGTAAACAAAGTGGCAGGCGCTCCACGCACCCTGTCTGTTAAGAGATGACTCGTTGATAAATTTCTAGATTTTAGCCACACCCAGTCTGGGTCGAATCCTACGCCTGTGACACTACGTCCGTCACTACCGTCGCCAGTGTAAAGCACTGTGTTGAAGTAGTCCGTAGGGTTTTCATTGTCGTTGGGATCAATGCCGGGGTCTGGTAAGTCAACGGTTGCGAAGGCTGTATAACCATCTGGTGGCGTCGTCCCCCAGTCGCTGGGGTGATCTTTCAGTGTCAGGATGGCTGGTGTCAGAGCATGAATACCGCCCACGCCTACCGTGAGTCTACTATTCGCTGTGAAAGTGAAATGCGGATTTGTGCCGTTTGCAATATCTGGCGTGCCGTTAACAGTTTGCACCGTACCATTTAGAGCAAAAAAGCCTTTGCCAGTATCGAAGTTTATGTAAACACCCACTCTGTCATTTGTGCTGCGATACTTGCTGGGTGAACCGCCCTGATCTACACCGTTGCTACTGATTTCAGCCGGAGCATCACTTGATCCGCCGCCACAATACGATCCTACCAATTTGTTATTCAAAGAACCGCTGCCTACCGCTGAGATGTCTTGTTCAGGTGAAATCACAAATACACACTGACTGTCGGTGCTGTTGCCAGAATAAGTTCTGTCCAGATTTACTTCACAATAAGCCTGACCTGAATCACGAAAGATCGTAAGCGGCACACCTGAAAATCCCTCGCTTCCAGAGGTAAAGCTGATGGTTTTGTTACCATCCGACAGGGTGGTGTTATGCTTAACATCCTTCAACAAAGCATTAAAAACTGCCCTGTTGTTTGTTGGGCTGTCGGGCATTTGGTCAGTGCTTGCAAAATTGTTTGCCGTGAAATCATTTCCGTTTCCGCTAGTGTCGTCGCCTAGCGCCGAGCTATCTTGAAACGACAGCCTAAAACCATTTGTGCCGTAGCTTCCTGTGTAGTCTTTTGGAATCCATATATTTTCTTTTGTCTCGCCAAAATTAGTTGGTGCAAGTGATGAGCCATCAACATTGATGAACTCGCACATATACCCATCGTAGTAGCTTGTGGCCCAGCCCGCTCGCCCGATACGAACTTGAGCATTTACATTCCATAACAAATTGGTGTTCTGATCAGGAAACGTATTACTATTGAATGTCATCAAGTCGCCGTTGACATACAGTCGCACTCGATCAGACGCAGTGGATTGAGTAGTGTCAACGCGAAGGACGAAATGATACCAGGCAGAAAGGTCGCGTAAACGTGGGCCGCCCTCCATCTTAATGACAGTGCTGCCGCTGTTTTTAGCTTCAATCTGAAATGTACCACTAGCATTGATGTCCATATGAAAGCGATCATCTACGCTACTACCACCCGCAAACAGATATTCAGCAGTGCCATCACGGCATCGTTTGAACCAAAAACTAATCGTAAATGTTTTAGCGTTGCCGTTAGTAGAAAAGGTTTTTTCTAAATACGCACTATCATCATCGTTAAAGCGTAGAGATTGATCTAGCTCGTAGGTGTAGAACGATTTAGCTCCGCTAAAATATTGCAGCGCACCTGCTCCGAATGGGCCGGACATCGTTACCCCCTAGCTAAATGCAAGCTGTGGATTGCCAAGCAGGACGCGCCCACTAGCCGCCACGACATAAGGCACAATGTCCGTCGTGCTGGCTGCGCTTGACAGCGTTAGGCCAGCGCCACTTGCTGTTTCATAGTCGGTGCCGAGCGATACAGTGCGACTACCAGTGCCATCCTGAATGAACACAATAAAGCCAGACTGCCCCACTTGTTCTGTGCTTGGGTTGGCCAGCGTAACATTTCCGGTGAGCGTCAAGACAAAGTTTTGATTTGCGCCAAAGTCCAGCGTCACGCTGCCGGTGTTGCTCGTGTCTGTGTCGGTCGTGGCAAGGGCTGTGCCGTTGACCACTAAGTCACCAGTCACGGTCACTAACCCGTCATCTCTCACAGAAAATTTTGATGCGAGACTGGAGTTGTAACACACAAGGATAGAACTACTCGAACCATCCGAAGCGCCAGCAACTGTCAACGCTCTGTTTGAATTTACAGCGTCAACCCCGATTGAGGCGTGTCCTGCAATAGAAGCTGTTCCGTCAATGTCTACGTTGTCTAAGTTTGTAGTGCCGTCAACGTCTATGTCTCCACTAATATCTAGTGAGCCAAATGACCCTACACCAGTTGTAGTAATATTACTGGAACCGTTGTCTATCGCGCCAAACCCGCTTGTGATGCTACCGCTGTTGAGTGCGCCTGTCGTGACAATATTTGAGTCGCCTGCCGCTGGTGCTGCTCCTATGTCAGATAACACCTCGCTAGTTGATCGACTTTCCAATCCGTTTGCGGTGAATCGAGCATATTCATCATCTGCAACTGAGCTGCTGTCGATTTTCACAGCATTGGTGTTTGAAATGCCAAACGTCAAAGCAGCTTGGCCACCGATGTCAGATAAAACTTCTGCGGCAGAACGGCCCTCAATGGCTGTGCCATCAACTCGCAAGAAATCGTTATCTGCAACGCCGCTGGTAAACTTTGGCACATTGTTGTTTGAAATGCCTGTGTCCAGCGTGGCTGTCGCTGTGATAGCCGTGCCATTCAAGGTCATGGCGTCAGCTTCTAGCGTGCCATCAATGTCGGCATCGCCGCTGATGTCCAGCGACCCAGCGTCTAATTCGCCTGTCAGCGTTACGTTGCGGAAGCTGGCAATGTCTTTGTTGCTGTCAACAATTACAGCCTTTGACGCCGCCACCGTGCCTGCTGTAACACCGTCAATCGCCTCTAGTTCAGCTTCTGTGATGACAGCGCCTGATCCCAACGTGAGGTCGCCACCAACAGTCAAATTGCCTGCAACCGCCGTTGTGCTGTCAGCTACTGTCGCGTTAGGCGTGTGAGTAAGATAGCTGACAAAGCTGCCGCTAATCTTGCTTCCAAGTGTAAGCACGCCGCCATCAGCTATATTGAGCTTGTGCTGATCTGCGTTGTCATCACCCTGGTCAGCCTTCAATACGACGCCTAGCGCTGCACCCTCTACGTTAGCAGCAATCTCTAGGCTGTCGTTGGTCGTTTCATCATATTGAATTGTAATATCTGAGTTTGTGCCAAGCACAATGGTCTTGTTGTCAGGCAAGGTAATGCCTTGAGCAAACGGTATCGCAGCCGTGCAAGTCTGTGTGCCATCTTTGAGTATGCAAGTCGAAAGGCCGGTAGCTATGCCGTCGAACTCAGTGTCGAACTTGCTGGCAAGAATTTTGACGCCATTGTCCCTGTCGGTCGTACAGTCAAACGTGCGCGTAAAAGTGCCGGATGAAAATGGCATCAGACTGGCCCTCCCGGTTGGAAAGTGTAGTGAGCTGAGATAAAGCTGATAGTTTGCGTGCTGGTGGCAACCTTAATCCGCAAGGCCGCAGAGTAACCAACGCGATTCACAGCCTTGCGTCGTTTAGTGATGCCTGCGCCGCTTGTATCAGCATAAAAGAAATCATCGTAAGTTGCCGTGTCCCAGGCAGCCAAATTACTGGCGAAAGTGACTGGCGCAACGTCTATGGTGCTTGCCGGCTTCTGGTCTGTTGCCACCCCAAAGCTGAAAACAACATCAGTGTCGCCCTCTAGCATTGGCTGGACTGAACTAAAGCGTTTAAAGCTGGCACGGTCACCAAAATAGTTGTAGGCCGTGACAATATCACCAACGATATTTTCACCGTTGTCGCTGTCGCCAGTGACTTTGAAGACTTTGCCCGAAGCGCTGCCGAAATAGGTGTCGCCGTTGAACTGGCCCCACACATTTGCCGGCACATTCTCAAAGACACACCAAGCGCGAATGATGGGGTTAAAGACATGCTGGTTGTAGGCGTCCGTCTCACCGGTCGGATAGTTGAAGATCACTTTGTCGCCATCAGGGCTGACAAAAATCTGCCAGCCTGTAGAGGTGCCAGTGGCCTTAACCTGGGCAATTACAGTGCCTCGGATTTTCTCGGATATTGCGGCCGCCTTTGCGCCGACATTATCTTGCCGTATGACAGCGCTCAGCGGTAGATAGCCCTCTTTGGTCATCACAATCACGTCGCCGCCGAGCTTGGCGCAGGCACGCTTTTCATTGACCGGCTCAGCTATGCGGAACGTGCCAATTAGGGCAAAGCTGGATGAGCTGGGATCTGAGCCGCTGTAAACAAGAACCTCACCGCTGCTCATGATTAGCGCCAGCAGATCATCAACGCCCTCACCGCCGTCGATTGTGATCGTCTGGATCATTATAAGATTGCCACCAAAGGTGCCAACTAGGCCGGTGGGAAACTTTGTGAAGTTGCCTTGATGAGTGTCTACAGTCGCAGAATAATAAAAGTTCTGATCTGTGCCGGTGAAGTAGTACAGGCGGTTTTTATAGGCATGTACGCCGGTCAGCGTATTTGCGTTCGCGCTATCAGACAGCGTGATCGACAGATCGCTGGCGCTTGTCCCATTCCAGCTAAAAGGCACGTTCGCCCCTGACGGCACAAAGATGGTAAGGCCGTTGAACTCGACCGATTCTGCTCTGCCGTTGGCAAGGCCGGTCTTTTTGCTGACAGCCGTGCCGCTATCAATCTGGTACAAGACGCCATCGCTGCCGATAGCCAGAAGCTGACGGTTCGCGCCGGCATTGTGTTCAACAAGCGTTTCAACATCGCCTGTGCCGATGCCAGTGCAGAACTGAGTAAAGCCGTCACGCAGTGTCACCTTTTCAACAGACGGAAAAAAGTTGCTCATCACGATGGCGTCAGTCGGCGGCATGGCGTCGATGCTGTCCCGGCTGTTCAGGCCACCCACAGGGGCCGGCACAGATGCCGCTTTGACGCGATACCTAGAGGCTGTTGGCAGTGCCTGGAGCATTAGCTGCTGACCCCATATCCGCTGTCAGGCAGATTGTAAGAATAAGGGCTGACCAAGTACCGCCGCGCATCATCGAGCGTGATGATTGGCGCACCACCAGAACGGCTAATCGCCTGCCGCAACTCTAGCTGGTACTGACGGAAATCCTCATCGTATGCCAGACCATGAGCCTGCTTGAAGCGGTATGTAGCGCCCATTTCAATTAGGGTTTCATCTAGAATCCCGACATCGGTATCAGCGGCAAAAGCAGCCTGCGACGTGCCACCACTGGTCTGATTAAAGTGACTAGACACATACTCAAACCCGATGCTGTCAGCAGCGCTGGGCGTTGGCGTAATGTCAAACTTCAATGCGTTGCTGCTTGCCTTGAGACGGAAGCGGTCAACGATACCAGAGTCCACTGTGCCGTGGCGGTCAGCCTGAAACTGTTGTGGCGTGATCGGGCCAACCATCTGATCAAGGTCGGTACGGTTGTAAGCCGTGCCACTGACAAAACGGTCAAAGTCGGTAGGCAAGTCATAGGATTGCGTGCCGTTGACCGTGTTGAAGGTATGCTCCTCCT